TGCCGGGGCAGGGTCACGGTGTCCACCGCGAAGATGTCCCCGGTCCGTTCGTCCCGCACCCGGGACAGGTTCGTCACCGGTGTCCCCTGGGGGACACGGCAGACGAAGTACCGGACCGTGACCACCTGCATGTCCGACTCTGTCCCCACCGTGCGCAGTGTCCCTTCGGTCAGGGACGCGGGGACATTGGTGGCGACCTCCGTCGAAGACTCGTCGTCATCGCCGTACTGATCCTTGACGGCGGTGCCGCCGAGCAGGGTCACGGTGGTGGTCGGCGCCGACTGCATCAGGACACCACCGTGGCGGACCAGCGCAGCGGGTACTCCGGCGAGGCGTAGACCTTGCCGGTGCCCCCCTTGTGAATGAAGCCGAAGGTGACGTTCCCGCCGCTGATGTCCCCCGCCTCCGCCACGAAATCCATACCGGTCTCGCTGCCCCGGAAGCGGACGTTGGTGGACGGGTACAGCGCCGGGTCACCCTCCGCGGTGGTGGTCGCATCCCCAGAGCTGGCGACCCGGACGATGGTGGCGCCGGCCCCGATGACCGCCAGGTCGAAGAGGCAGGCGGCCTGATTGCCCACGTCCAGCAGCAGCCGCACGGTGGTGTTGAGCTTCGCGCCGACGGCCGCGGGGACCGACCACTGCGCGCCCTCCACCGCCGCCCAGGTGCCGTGCTCGGCGACCGGCACGTCCCCGGTCTTGATGTAGTCGCTGAAGACCTGGACCGTGCTACCACCACCGCCGGCCGGGGCGTCCTCCAGCTCGCTGACCCGGTCGCCCAGCTCCGCCGCGTACGCGGCGGTCGCCTTGCTGTCCAGCTGCGCCTGCAGCCCGCTCACATCCCCCACAGCATGTGAATGCGCCGCGGGCGGGTAGGTGGTGGGCTTGTCCGTGATCGAAGCCCAGGCGTGCGTGTGAGAGGCCGGGGGGAAGGTCGCCGGCTTACCGGTGATCTCACTCCAGGCGAGAGAGATCGTTCCGCCGTCCCCGGTGCCCGCGGCCGCGAGCGCTTCCGCGAGGCCGATCACGTCGGACATCTCATGCGCGTGCGGGTCGGGCGGGAAGGTCAGGGGCTTGCCGGTGATCTCCTGCCAGTCCGACAGGCCGGTGCCGCCGGACGAGCCGCCACCGGGGTAGCCGGGGCCGTAGCCGCCGTCCGAACTCTCGTTCATGAAATCGATCATCAGGGCGCCCTTGACGTGCGTCCTGCCGCCCCGGACGTTCACGACCCTGGTGCCGACCCAGCTCAGATTCTTCAGCTCGCGCTGCGCGAGCGGGGCAAGGTCCTGGTCAGCCTGCGAGCGCCGGTCCGCGCTGGTGCCATCCGCAGACGGGCTGTAATCCACCCCGCGGTGCTCCAGGTAGCCGGGCTGCGAACCGATCCACACCGCCTGCCACGCGGTGGCCTTGCGCAGGATCGCCCGGTCCCGGGTGCTCAGCGCGGTGGCCGGCATCTCCGGGTCGGTGCCCGCGTAGGTGTCGATGATGCTGCTGGCCAGCGCCAGGTGCTCCTCGGAGACGGTCTTGCCGGTCTGGTCCGTGACTTGCTGAATCGTGGCCCAGGGCATATCCGCTCCTCGTGCTCGAAGGGGTGTGACGGTCCGGGGTCGGGGAGACCGGAGGCCCTAGCCTCCCCGACCGGTCCGGTTACTTGACCTGAAAGGTCACTTGACCTGGTAGTCCGGGTCGGCGGCCTTGCGCTGCACCTGCGGGTCCGGCAGGGGCGGGCCGTAGCCACCGCCCGGCAGGATCGTGCCCGCGCCACGCAGGGCCGGATTGTCGAAGTTGCCCTCATCGATCTGGTGGTCCTCACCCCGCCACGAGCCGGCCTCCTTGATCGCCGCGTCCTGCGCGTCCACGTCCGTACCGGGGACGGCGGTCGAGCCGATCACGTCGCCTTCCGTGGCGAGGTTGCGCTGCTCGGCGTCCCGGGTGTCCTCGGCGGGCTGCGACTGCACGGGGGCGACCACGGACTTCGCCGGGGTCACGGGCTTGTTCGTACCGGTCTTGGCGGTGCTGCTGCTCTCAGCCATCGGGCTGCCTCTCTACGGGTGCGGGAACGGCGGAAGGGGTGACCGCGCGCTACGGGGAGGGCGCGCGGTCACCGGTCCGGCTACGCGTCGGGGATGATCTCCAGGATCGAGAACGCGAGCGGGGTGCTGATGCGGAACGCGCGCCGCATCGTGGCCTTCATCAGCGCCTCATCGGAGAGGAAGCCGAGACCATTCGCGGCCCGCTGCCACTGCGTGCCCGGGTTGCCCGGGGCCATGCCCGCGCTGGTCCGGGCCCGGCCGTTGTTCATGAGCCGCCGGTTGCCGATGATGGCGAGCGGGTTGCCGGCCGGGGCCTGCGTGTCCGTCGCGGAGGTCCGGGCGCCCTTGGTGAACTTGCCCTGGTAGCCGAAGAACGTGGCGTCGGTGCTGGTCCGCGGGTCGGTGAAGTACGGCAGGCCGGTCTGCGGGTTGAGCACGTTGCGCAGCATCGCCTTGAAGGCGGGGCTCATGAGCACCACCGTGTCGCCCTCATCGAAGAACAGACCCTCTTCGTACTTCGCCAGCCACGCGCTGATCGCGGCATAGCCGCCGGACAGGAAGTCCCCGCGCTCGACCTTGCTGATGTTCGCGTTCGCCACGTAGTTGCCGTGCGGGGTGGTCGCGGCCTGCGACAGCTCGTAGTACAGCGAGCTGTACTTGACCGTGGTCCCGTTCGGCGCAGCGGTGACGGCCAGCGCGGCGTTGTCGAAGTGCGCGGCGAGCGCCTTGCCGGCCTCCTGCTCGTACATGGTCATGGTGGCCTCGCCCATGGTGGTGTCCACCAGGTCTTCCTCCGCGATCTTCGCGGCGCCACCGATCTTGCGGGCGACCATGTCGATCCGGTCGGAGGTGTTGGTGCTGAAGCCGTAGTCGGCACCCTTGGCGACCGTGGCCACGGTGAAGCCACCGAACCGGTCGATCTCCTTGGTGTCGGAGGTCATCGTGATCGGGTTGGCGTACGCCTCCACGGCGCTCGCCTCGCCCAGCGCGCGGAGCGCGGGACCCGACGGCTCGTTCGGAATGAAGAGTTCGAGATCCTGGCGATTGGCAGTCATCGCTGCTGCGTCCTTTCGGGGTCGGATGAATGGCTGGCCCTCACCCGGTGCCGCGTCCGCAGTCTGCCGGTGGTGCCCGTTGCCCCATCCGGGGCCCTGAGCGGGCTTCCCAGGGCCTCCGGCCGCTTAGGGGTACACCGCTCAGGGTCAAGATACATCAGGCCCGCAGAATCGCGCTGAGCCGGTTGCGCCGCACCGGCTCCGGGTCGGGCTTCCCAGGGCCTCACCCGGGCCCTGACTGACACCCCTCCGGGAGGTCTCCGGAAACCAGCTTTTGATCTTGAATTCAGATCATCGCTTGTGGGGCCGTGGGACTGGTGGGACACCTAAAGAGTGGTGTCCCACAGTCCCACTGCGGAGACCGGTGCGGGACGGGACCAGTCCCACCGAGTCCCACTCCGCAGGTCAGGGCGTTCCCACCCGAGTCCCGCCCAGTCCCAAACGAGAAGTTGATCTATTCCCACCCCCCGTTTCCGGAACCGGTTCCGGGTCAACAGGTGGGACTCGATCAACTTCCCGTTTTGTACCGGTTCAGCGACCCCGCAGGAAAGCCCTCATCCGAGCCTTGTCCGGGTCGCTGTCGGAGCCCTGGGAAGCCCCCCGATCGGCGGTGTCCCGGGCCGGTGTGCGCCGGGCGGGCTTCACCTCCGCACCCAGCGCCTTCCGGAGCCGGGAGATGCGGTCTGCGATCTCATCCTCATCCGGGTCGCCCGCGTCATCGACCTCGATGTCCGACAGGTTGATCAGGCCCATGACCTCGCCCTGCACCGTCCGGTCGGTCACCCCGACCCCGGCGAGCACCGCCCGCGCGGACGCCCGGATCAGCTTCTGGTTCGCCCTCGCCTCCGGGTCCTCCTGCTCCTGCTCACCCTTGCCGCGCAGCTCCTTCAGCTCCTCCTGCGCCTTGCGCAGCTCCCGCTCCCGGCGATCCGCCTTGCGCCGGAGCCGGTCGAAGTCCTCCTTCGTGACCGGCGGGGTCTCCTCTTCGTCCTCCGTAGAGTCGTCCGCGGCGGCCGGATCGGGGGTCTGAGACTCCCCGGTCCCGGTGGGACTCGGGTGGGACTCGGGAGTCTCACCCTCGCTGACCTGCGTGTCTGCCTTCGTGTCGCTCATTTCGGCCTCCTGACTGTGCGGCCGGCCTTCAGGGCGCGGCGCGCGCGTTGCTCAACACTAGTTGGGAGGTCTGCGCCCTGTTGGAGTAGGCGATTCATCGCCCGCAGGGTCGCTGCCTGGGAGGCGTGATCCGTCCACCCCAGCACCACCGACCGCCGGGCCTCCGCGGCGAGCCGGGCCGCCGGGTCCACCCGGGACCGGTCCCGGTCCGGGGCACCCACGGGCAGGTCCGTCAGCACCGCCTCGCACCGGCAGTTTGGGTGCAGGGGTGGGTGGCGCACCCTCCAGCCCAGCGGCTTGTCCGCGTACGTGAGGCCCTTCGGGAGGCGGCCCCCCGGCTTCCACACCCACCCCGCGTGCGCGAGGCAGTGCAGGCACGCGTCCCGCTCCGGTACCCAGATCAGTCGCTTGCCCGCGGCGCGCGCAACCGCGACCTTCCCCAGGCTGATCCCGCCGTAGACCACCGACCGGACCGTGCCCTCTGCGAGGGACTTCGCGCTGCTCGCTCGGCCGATCACCGCCATGACGTTGCGCTTGCTGTCCAGGGGCAGCACCCGGGCGAGGCGGACCGCGTCATCGAGTCGGGACCGCACCGCCCGGTCCAGCGCCGGCCGCTCCGGAGGTTCCGCCTGAATGAGCATGGTTCGGTCCATCGGCCATCGGACTTCGGTGACGCCTCGCCTCTGCCCCAGGGCCTGCGCGTCCAGCCCGTACCGGCGCGCTGGCGCATCCATACTCTTCCAGCTCAGGTCGGTCAGGCGTTGCACCGCGAGTGCGCGCAGGGATGCGGCCGCGAGCCCTCCTGCGGCGCCGGCGAGGGCCACTGCTTCGTAGCTCGCCAGGATCGCGGCGAGGGCCGGCGCCAGCACCGCGGCGAAGCCGCCTACCGTCGCCAGAACAGCTTGCTGTTCCAGCTCTGTGACCTCCTCCGCGGGGACTTCCGGCAGGTCCGGCGGGACGGGCTGCGTCACTTGACGTGTCCCGCCGCGATCATCGCCGCCGCCATATCCTGCCCGCCCTCCAGCTCAATCGAGCACAGGGGGCGCCCGAAGTCGTCAGGGTCCACGTAGTGACTGGTGATCATCACCCATGTCCCCGCGGGGGCGAGCACCTGCGCATAGACCTTCGCCCGGTTGCCCCGGGTCAGGGTCGGGGACTTGCGTTCTGGAGCGTCGTACTTGTCCCCGTCGGCCAGTAGCAGGCGGATGCCCTTCGGGGGCTCCCAGCTCATTCCCCAGCCGAAGTCGATGACCCCGTGCGCTGTGTCCCCGTCGACCCAGGCCTTGACCAGGAACGGAAGCCTCCAGACCTTGATCACCGCAGCAGCCCCGCCTTTCGCAGCTCGTCAACCTGATGCCCGGCATGGCTGCTGCCCAGCTCGCCCCAACCGCAGGCACACGCGCCCACATCGGTGCGCTGGTGAATGATCAGGATGGCCTCCGGTGTGCCCTGCCGCTCCAGGTAGGCCACCTCCGCATCCCGGCGCCCGCTCACCGGTCCTCCTCCGGGTCAACGCCCCCGGTGTCCCTGTCCACGGAGACATTCGGCGGGGTGACCTCCTGCGGTGTCCCCTCCGGGACACCGGCCTGTCCCATGATCTGATTCACCAGGGCGGACACCTGATCGGCGGAGACAACCCCGAGAGCCTGCGCGGTGCCGATGCCCTGAAGCGCCTCACCCAGCGCGGTCAGCCGGGCGATCCGCTGATCAAGGGCCGCCTCCTCGGAGCCGTCCTGATCCAGCCACTCCTTGATCTCGTCCGGCAGGTAGTTCGCCTCCATCAGGATCTGCCGCAGCGGCACCCCCATCGCCAGCCGGATCTGCGCGGTGGCCCACCAGTCCGGGTCGGTGTTCACCTCGCCCGGCGCCCACTGCACGCTGACCGTGCCGGCCTCCGTACCGTCCATCGCCAGCGCGGTCTGCCATACCTCCCGCCAGAAGCCCTCCAGGTACAGCTTGCGGTCCAGCTCCCGGTCTCGTTGCGGCTTGTCCGCGGCGCGCTGGGCAGCCCCCGACAGGATCGCCTTCTCGGACGGGTCGAACTCGCTCAGCGCGGTCCCGGTCGCCGCCGCCATCAGGCGCACGTACTGATCCACCGGGCCGGTCATCGCGTTCGGGTCCGGCTGTGAGAACTCTCCGACGGCCTTCGTGCCGGTGTACCGGTGCTCCTGCCCACCACTGCCCCGCGCACCAGGCCGCTGCCTGCGGCGTCCGCTGCGCGCGGTCGGGGCCTCCGCATCGTCGTCCCAGTCCACCGCCTCGCGTGCCTGGTCCAGGACGGACTGGTCATCGACCAGGCTGTATCGGTCCGGCCATCCGTACGCCTCGATGCTGCTGACCTGCGTGATGAGGAGCTTGTTGATCGCGTCCTGCGGGCCGTAGGAGTCGATGTGCTCCGGCACCCCGTACGGCATGTCCGTGCGGGCATGCTTGATCGGCAGTCCCCAGTCGTGGAAGACCGGCCACGTGTCGGGCCCTACCGGGATCTGCCGGCCGGCGCTGTCCTCGGCGTAGGGCACCCAGTCATCCACCGACCCACCTGCGGAGCCGGCCAGCGTCACCCAGTCCTCCACGTATGCGGGGTCACCGGGATACCACAGCTCGACCCGCCACACGGGCCCGGCCAACCAGGTCTCCCGCCACCGGCGGATGGCGAACCGCGGCCGCCGCCCGTCCTCGCCCTCATAGATGACGCGAGTGTTCAGCGGGCTGTGATAGGTGATCTCCACTCCGGCCTCGCGCAGCTCCTGATCAACAGGGACCTCGGAGCCGGGGCCGGCCTGAATCGCGGTGTCGTCGCCGTCGGTCGCCACCGGCCAGCACATCACGAAGGCGTCACCGTAGGTGAACGTCTTGCGGTGGATCAACGGCTCCAGCCGGCTCATGTCATTGGCCTGCCGGATCACGTCGATGCGGGCCGTGGCCTCCTCACGGTCGCTGGTGACTGCGGCGATGCGCACCCGGGAGGTCATCGCGTTGACCGGCCGGTGGGCGAGCCGGAACCGGTACGGCCCACTGCCGTGCACCAGCCGTTCGATGTGCTGGTTGGCGAATTGCTCCACCGGGGTGCCGGAGAAGTACGTCGCGGCAAGCCGGTAGTCGTCTGCCGCATCGTTCAGGGCACGAAAACCCTCGATCAGGTCTGCACTACCGGGCACGCTTGACCTCCATGGGGCAGTTGATCCCCTCAGCATACGGAAAGACCCCCGCTGGTAGGCGGGGGTCTTTCCGTGCGGTGCCGCCGGCTACTCGCCGCGGAGATAGGTCTCAAAAGTGCGAGCCGCTTCGATCACGTGTTCCGGAACCGTGAAGCTGAGCCGGCTCGCGCACTCCAGGGCCTTCGCGCGCAGCTCCAGGTTCGCGTCGGGGGCACTGGTGTCGGTGAGGTCACCGATCGGAGTGAACGGCCCCCAGGGCTGCACATCCTCCCAGGTCTGCCACGCGCCCGGATCCGGGTCGTTCTCGCTGGCGCACCAGCGCCACCCGTACTCCTCGTGCTCCCAGAAGCCGCGAGGGTTCTCGTCGTGATCCTTGTCCGTGTACCGGCCGTATCCGGGCTCTTTGTCCGTCATACCTGAAGTCTACCATGACCTGTTGATCTGTCAACAGGTCACACGTAGGCGCTCGCGCTGGAGGTGGCGGTCAGCTTCCGCTCCGTGCGCAGGAAGTACAGCACCCCAGCCACGATGGCGTCCGCGATGTCATCGTGCGCGGCCCGCGGGAAGGCCACCATCTGCTCCTGCGCCGCGCGCAGCTCCTGCCGATGCAGCACCCGGCCACCACCGGTCTGGTAGAAGTCCAGCGCCCAGCTGAAGCGCACCTCCTTGCTCTCGGTGCTGGTGTAGACCAGCAGCCGCACCGGCAGGGTGTGCAACACGGTGCGCCACAGGTCCCCGCCCTGATTCACCTCGACGCGGACCGCCTTGACCTTCGGGTGCTCAATCAGCTTGTCCAGCACCCACCGCCGCAGCCCCTCGCCCACCAGCTTCACCTGCCCCGCGTCCACCACCTCCACCGCGGGTGGCCGGTCACCGGACGCGGGCCGGCACGCCACCACCGCCCAACCGGTCCAGTCGCTGGTGCCCTTCGTGGTGACAGCCGGGTCCAGGCACAGCAGCCACCGGGTCGCCTCCGGGCCCAGCGAGCCGTACGTGAAGTCCTCCCGGGTCCAGTA